GTAGCTGATCGTCAACTGCCAAGCGTTGTCGCCTAGGAACGAGACAGAGTAGGACTCTGCCATCAATTGCATTCCAGATACGCCTGGATACTGCCAGTAGCGGCCGTTGGCGCTGATCTCTGCGTTAATCGCAGCGTGCAGCACCGTATCGTCAGCAGTGCCGAAAATCTTGTAGCTCTTCACATACGACGACGCAGCCTTCTTGCCCTTGCGGACAATCGTCGCTTGGCGTGAGTCGCCGTCTTCTACCCAAATGAGTGCCATTGTTACGCCGTAACTGTGTCAAATTTCATGTTGCGTGTATTCATTGCGATCTCTTCCGTAGCCTTCGCCGTCCGCTCTGCCGCAGACGTGCCTCCGAATACGGCACCAAGATTGAGCGATGAAAATGTGCCAGCAATTGCCCCCATGCTTTCGGTTGGTGGAGGCGGCGGCGGCGGCGTCAGCCCAACGAGCGGCGGCAAGTCAATTGCCATCCCGCCTGCCTGAGACTGCTCTCCAGCAAATGGCGTAAAGTGCTTCCGCAAATCATTGATGACGGCGTCAAAGGGAGTCCCACCGGCCATGCCAGAAGGCGTCGGCAAAGACTGACCGGGTGGAAGTGGAACATCTTGGCTGGGAGACACTCGCTTCCCTTGGATGATTGCGTTGAACGCATCCACAGCAGCAGACGCCTTTGTTTCTCTATCCGCCTTGCGGTTATCCATCGCCGCAAACCGCTCGTCCGCCCGCGTGTCTGCGGTCGTGGACGACGTGCTGTCACCAAATACGGAAAAGGTGTACTTGTCTTTTCCTAAAAATCGAAGAAACGGAATCTGGCTGATGTAGAAATCAAAAGCGTTGACGAGGTTCACGCCCCACTCGTCAACGGAGTCGAGGAACGCGCGAGAGCCGACAGAGAACACGGCTTGCAGGCCGGCAATCGCAACCTGCATGGCACCTTCAAGATCGCCGCCCGCAATTGCGTCTCGGATTGCCCCGAACGCATCAACACCGATTCGCTTGATCTCAACAAACGCCTCGCCGGCACGCTCAATTGACGGCTGCATGGCGTTGCCAAACGCCTCAGTCAACTCCATCGCACCAGACAACAATCCAGCAACCACGCCAGCGGCGATGCCGCCTAGTGCTACGAACACTCCGACCATTGCAATCAACGGAACATTCGCCAAACCCCACGCAGCCGCCGTGGCCGTGGCCGCCGCGACTGCACCTGTCGCGTATGCCACCACGCTCGCCAACGCACCAACGAACGATGCCGCGATACTGAAGCCTGTCGAGACAATCAGCGCCAGCGGAGCCACGACGACATACGCGGCCTTTGACAATCCCCCAAGGCCATAGCTAACAGCTTGGATAGCCAGCCCGACGCCAGTCAATGCACCACCTGACGCAATAAGCCCGCCAGACAACTGCGCCAGAAACGCCACCATCTCCTTGTTGGACGCCACAAGCCTTTCAAGACCAGAAGCGAACCCAGATGCGTAAGTGGCCGCCTCCAAGAGCGAAGGAGAGACAGCGTCGGAAATGGCAACAGCCATTCGCTCAAGAGAAGCAAGGACAGTGCCCGCCGCACCTGCCAACCCAGACTGCAAAACCTTGTACTTGTCGCCAACCGACAGCGCGGACGACATCGCCTTCTGGATTTCTTCAAAACCTCCCACTCCGACATCGCCGAGAATGAGTGCCGCACGAATCGCATCGGCACCGAATATCTTGGCGAGAACTTGCTTCTTTGCCACTTCATCAAGCGGGCCAAGTGCTTCATTCAGCTTGCCCACGACTTCGATCATCGGCAACATCTTGCCGGTGTCTTGGTTGACGAAGCTGCGAACAGACAACCCGACGCCTGCCATTGCTTCCGCAGCATCCTCGGCCGGTGCCATCAGGCGCATCAGCATCGTCTTGACGCTCGTGCCGGCGTCCGATCCCTTGACGCCGTTGTTGGCGAGAATCGCCAGCGTTGCCGACAGATCCTGAATCGAGAGCCCTGCCTTGCCGGCGACCGCAGACGACATCGAAAACGCTTCCGACATCTGAGCAATCGACGTGCTGGACGCATCCGCCGCAGACGACAACGCATTGGCGGCGACATCTGACGACACCTTGAACACGTTCATGGCGTCCGACATCACCACAGACGCCTGGGCAACGTCCATCTCGCCGACCTTGGCAAACTCCATCGCAGTCTTGCCGGCACCGCCAAGGACAGCATCAAGCGACATGCCTGCCTTCAGCAGTTCAAGCATGCCCTGTGCGGCTTCTGTCGGCCCGACGCCGAGAGCCTGCGACATCGCCATGGACGACGCCTTGATCTGGTCGATCTGCGCCGATGTCGCACCAGTGCTCGCCCGTATGTTGAGCAGCGTGGACTCAAACGCTGCACCCTGACGCACGGCAGCGGCAATCGGTGCCGCCATGCCGATGCCAGCAGCAGCAAGCTTGCCGCCACCAGAGACAAGTGACCCGCCCATGCTGGCGAGCGACTTGTTGACCTTGTTCAGCGCCGAGAAGAATTTGCGAGGATCGGCGCCGATCTCAACAAACACGCCGCCCGCTCTAACTGCTCCAGCGCTCATACGTGTTTCTGCCAGTCCTTGCCGAACAGCCTAGCCAGGTCTTCCGGCGTGGCCTGCCGTGGCTTGGGCTGCTTGGCGTATGGGTTGAGTTTTCGCGGGTCTACTCTCGGGCTGTGCTTGTCTCGGTTTATATTCGCGTTTTGCGCCAACAGGTTGGCGGTGTGCCACCATTGATGCTCTAGGCGGCTGTCACGAGCGGCGAAGAGTTGCCTGACGGTCCACTTGCCGGGATGGATTCCGAGGATTCCAGCGGCTTCCCAGATGGCGTCCCAGATTGACCTGCGAGCTTCTCCACCGTCGCCGCCTTCAGCCCCGCCTCCGCTCTGTCGAGCATCTCGCTTTGCACTTCGTCCATCTTTGTTGCGAGAAGCCCGATCATCGACCGGAGGCGCGGCGGGAAAAAATCGACAAGCTCGGCCTCCAACGCTTTCGTCGCCGCATCAAGAGCGTCGCCGCGAAGACCCTCAAAGAAGTCCTCACGACTCAGCCCCATGGCTTCAATCTGCTTGGTCAGCATGGCGTAAAGCACTTCGCCGATCTTTGCGTACTGGCTCCGCAGCACCTGAAACGTCTGCGTGACGCCAGCAGCATCGACCATGTCGAAAGGCTGCGGCCTACGCTCGCCGGTCGCCTCGTCAACGACGTCAATGGTGACGTTGTCCCGTACGCGAAGCGCTGACCCTACGGTCAACGCCAGACGCCACGGCCTGCCCTCGTCGTCTTTGAACTCACGCACGCTGCACCCCCTGCTATCGCACAAGTCTCGGATCGGTCATACGCCCCTCTAGCTGAAACGTCGCCACGCCATCAATCGGGTCTGTCTCACTTATGCCTGTCATTACGGCGAGAAACCCAAACCCAGCGGCACCGCCAGCTACTTGAAACGTCCCGCCCGTGTGCATCTTCTGAAACGCCGTGCCGAGGTCGGCGTCGTCGTTCAGTTCAACGCTCACGGTGCATTCGTACCCCGTGCTGTAGGTCGCTGCGTACCTGCTGCCGTACGGGTTGACGTCAATGGTGCGAGCAGACTCTGTCAGCGTCACGTTGCGAGCGCTGAAGATGCGGCCTCCATCCAGCGTGATGGTGCAGTCCTTCCCCAGCGTGATCGCCATTAGAATTCCTTTAGCGTCACGGAATAGACCACGGCCCCATCAATTGACACCGCCTCCGACACGCTCATCACCGAATACGAGCCGGAAGTGCCGGCAGCGTTGAGAGACGCGAGCAGCCCGTCAGGATCGTGGCACTCGATTTCCCACGTCTTCGTGGTGAAGCCAGCCTTGGAAGCCTTGCGGCCAGGAGTGCCGCTAGTGCCGCCGACGTTGCTGCGATTGCTGATGTCAATCGTCTCGCACTCCTCGGTGTACGTCGCCGAGATAACGCCTTCAATCGCATTCCCCCCTGTGGGTGTCGGAATGCCAGTACCGTCCTTGCCAAGCGTGATAGCCATGCGTGATTGTTCCTGTGCGTGTGTGGTGAATTAG